TTCTTTCAGTGGACGTCAAGAAATTTGCGGGTCAGCAAAATTTCACGGTGGAATTATTGACCAGGACTTCACCATTATTTTACAATGAATTACTCACTAACATGGTTGCGGCAATGGCTAAGGCGCAAAACGCTTATGTCAATTCAATTCTTGTTGCAAATGCAACAGTTGATGGAACAACACTTTCAGCACTTCCAACTGCTGCCGAATTGCTTGCATACGTTTCACGCGGTGCGGCTTCCGTTTATTCAAACACAACAGGTTTTGCCCGTAACATAATTATGGGTTCAAGCCAATGGGCAAACACAATGTCATTAAACGAAAACGGACGCCCAATTTATATGGCTTCACAACCGTCAAATGCTGGTGGCGCGTTGCGTCCCGATTCATTGCGCGGAAATGTTGCGGGGCTTGATTTGTATGCTGATTTTGCCTCACCTGCTGGTTCAGATGATGGTTCATTGCTTATTGTGAATCCTGCTTCATACACTTGGTATGAAGGCACACAGTATCAATTGCGTGCAGAATCAACTGCTGATGGTTCAATAAATATCGGCGTTTATTCATTTGGCGCAGTCGCAGTTAAACTTGCGGGCGGCGCGTTCCGTAACAACAAGTAACAAAAACAATCATGCGGCAGATTCTCCCGATTCTGCCGCAGCAGTAGAAAGGAAACGGACATGCCAAACATTGTCACTGCGGGTCAATTGCGTCAGGTGCTTGGTGTGTCCGTTTCACTTTATTCAGACGCCTATTTGGAAGAAATTATCAACACCGCTGAAGACGTCATTTTGCCAATGCTGGTTGCCAACGTTTCAGCAGTTACGGCTTACGAATTAAAAACAAACGTGGCTTATTATTACACCCAACGCGCTCACCATTTTGTCGAAGGTCAAAGCGTAATTGTCACGGGATTGCCCGCGCCATTCACTGCAACCGTCACATTGGGCGACTTAATTGGCGTTCATTTTTTTACTGCCGCAATTGTTTCCAGTGATGTAACATTGCGAGAGATTATCCCAAACGGCAAGGCAACATTATCAGGTTATTCAGCAGCTAACATTTATGCTTCAACGCCTGCAATTGAATCTGCAATTTTGGCAGTTAGCGTTGAAGTGTTCCAGTCGCGCGTTGCAGCAGGTGGACAAATTGAAGGTGTGGATTTTACTAGCACGCCTTACAGAATGGGAAGAAGTTTGACCAACAGGGTGTCCACATTATTAATGCCCTACCTTGACGTTGAAACGGTTTGTCAATAATGCCAGCGTCCAGCATTGCACAAACACGGGCAGCCCTGGCAAATTCATTTTCAGCCTTGCAAGCCAGTGTTTATGAATCCGTGCCTGAGTCACCCATTCCGCCTGCCATTTGCATTTTGCCAGGTTCGCCATACATGGAAGTTGTTTTAATAAACGGGTCAACAACAAAGGTTCAAATCAATTTTGTCATTAGCGTCATTGTCGCGTCCAATAGCAATGCAGGTTCATTAGACAACCTTGAAAAACTAATAATCGGAATTCTTGCGGCAATGCCCGCAGGATATGAGTTGGGAACGGTAGAAAAGCCAACAGTGTTGGAAGTGGGACAAAGTCCAATGCTAGTGGCTGACATAAACGTTACAACCTATTACACGCAAACGAACTAAGGAGAAAAAGAAATGGCAACAACAGTCATAACTGGTCGTAACATTTCGTTGTCTTTCACAGGTGGAACAGACATTGAAGCCCAAGCGACCAGCGCAGTTTTAACCAAAACATTTGACCGTCAAACGTACCAAACATTAGATGGCGAAGCCTATTTTGTGACAAATGTCGAAGCGGAATTTGTTTTGGAAATGCTTGCGGATTGGGGCAAGGCAAGCAGCGTGTGTGAAGCAATTTGGACTGCTTGCGACACCACACCAAATGGCACGGTTACAGTCACGCTAGTCACGGCAACAGGTGCAGAATTTATATTCGACGCATTGTTAAATTATCCAAGCGCGGGCGGTGCGGGCATGGACGCTCAAACCGTAACATTCACTTGGAAGGTTTACCAGGGCGCAGTCACAGAAACATTCAGCTAAAAACTAGAATCGGGAGAAAAGAAAATGAAACTACCAATCACAATTGAATTCAACAATGGCGAACAGGCAACTTACATTGCAGCACCGCCTGAGTGGGTACGTTGGGAGAAATCAACGGGCAACACCATTGCCCAAGCGCAAGACAAAATTGGCATTTCAGATTTGGTGTTTTTGGCTTATCACGCCATGCGGCGTGAAGCGGGTGGCAAACCAGTCAAACCGCTTGAAGCCTGGACAGACACCATTGCTGAAGTCATTGTGGGTGAAGCAAGCCCAAAAGTTATCCAGTCGGAAGCCTTGCAAGAGTAGTTTGGGAACTAGCCCTGGCAACAGGGTTAGCCCCAAACGAATTTGAAACCGCTGAAGACATTTTGACCGTGATTGAAATTTTGGAAGGGCGGAACAATGGCAAATGAAGTGACCATTGGTTATGACAAGCAAGAGTTGCGCGCCATCATTGGTTCATTCAAGGCAATGAATGAAGAAGCCACTGCCCAAGCAAAACAAGAAACTTCAGCCCTTGCCGAATGGGTCAAAGGCAGGATTGTTACGGCGTCCAGGGGTACACGCAATTTGGTTGACAATAGAGTTGCTGAAGGCGCAAAAGTTTCCAAGTCGTCCAAGATTGGCGAAATTTCATTTGGTTTTGCTGGTCAGAAATTTAGCGGCGGGGCAACGACGCAACAGGTATGGGGCGGGGCTGAATTTGGTTCAAACCGTTGGAAGCAATTCCCAGTTTGGTCAGGGCGTGAAGGGCGCGGGTCACGCGGTTGGTTTATTTATCCAACCTTGCGCACTGCCCAACCTGAAATCGTAAAGCGTTGGGAAGAATCTTTTTCAAAAATCATAAGGGAGTTTAACTAATGGCTGGCAGTCGCACGCTCAAACTCTCAATTCTCGGTGACGTTTCTGACTTGAACAAATCCTTGAAACAGGGTGGGGCAGACGTTGACACGTTTGGCGACAAGATTGGCAAGGCAGGCAAATTAATGGCAGCGGCATTTGTTGCCGCAGCCGCAGCCGCAGCCGCTTATGCAGTCAAAATTGGAATTGATGGCGTCAAGGCTGCATTGGAAGATGAAAAAGCACAAAGAATTCTTGCCCTGACCTTAGAAAATACAACAGGGGCAACCAATGCCCAAATTGCAGCAGTTGAAAAATACATAACAAAAACTGCCCTGGCAACGGGTGTGACAGATGATGAGTTGCGTCCTGCATTTTCACGGTTGGTTCGTTCAACAAAAGACGTGGAAGAAGCACAAAAATTATTAAGTTTGGCGTTGGATATTTCAAGTGCAACTGGCAAGCCGTTGGAAGCAATTTCAAACAGTTTGGGCAAAGCGTATGACGGGAACACCAATGCGCTTGGAAAACTAGGTTTAGGCATTGACCAATCAATTTTGAAAACAAAGGATTTTAATAAGGTTTATGAAAGTTTGCGTGGTTCGTTTGCAGGGTTTGCAGCCCAAGAAGCGCAAACATTTCAAGGCAGACTTGACCGTTTAAATGTGGCATTTGATGAAGCAAAAGAAACCATTGGTTTTGCCTTATTGCCCGTTTTAGAAAAAATCATCACTTTTATTAATGACCAAGCCGTGCCAATCATTGACAAACTTTCAGGTGCTTTCAGTCTGACTGAAGGACAGGGATTGGGCAAGATAATTACGGACGTTGTCACAGTTGTTCGTGATGTTGCCGAACCAATTTTCAAAGCCTTAATGGGTACTTTTGACAAGTTAAAAAAAGTTATAGTTGACAACAAAAATAATTTTCAGGCATTTTATGATGTGGTTAAAGTGCTTGCGCCTATTATTGGCAAGGTTATTGGCGCGGCGGTCACGGTCATTGGTGACGTGGCTGAAGTTGTTTTAGCTATATTTGCAAAAGTTTTAGGGGCATTGAAACCCTTAATCAATGGAGCAATTGACGGAATCAATTCAATTATTTCTGCTTACAATTTCGCAAACAACATTTTTGGTGGCAAAGACATTTCTTTAGTGCCTAAAATTGGCAGTACGGGTGGAACGTCAACAGGTGCGCTTGGAAACTTCAGCATGTCAACGGGTCAGACCAATAGCACAAAAACAGGCACGGGCGTTGGCGCGACAGGTGGGGCAGTGGCAGCAGCGGTGGCAGGGGCAGTCACCGCTGGTGTCAAAGTTGGTGCAGCCGCTGCAACTGCTGCCGTCATATCAAATGACCCATTTGCAGGATTGGGATTGGGTAAAAGCGGGGGAACAATCAATGCGTCTGATTACATTCAACGCAATGCAGGCATGGCTGCCCTAAGCGCCCCCGTTTTTCAATCTGCACTTAGTCAATCGGCTGCAATAAATCGCGCGGAAAAAGCCACGCAAATCAACATAACCGTTAACGGGGCAACTAATTCTGAAGACGCTGCCCGCGTAATGATAGACACACTCAATCGTTCAACATATCGTGGCACGGGTGGGTCAAGCAATTTGGTCACATTATGAGTGTTTGGAATCCCATTTGGAAAGTTGAAATTGATGGTGTCCCCTACACCACCGCAATTTTGGCAAACCTAATCATTCGCAGTGGGCGAACCAATATCTATGAACAAGCCCAAGCGGGATTTTGCACCATTGAATTGATTGACACCACGCAAACGGCAATCCCTGTTTCAATCAATTCCACCATTGGCATTTCAGTTAAAGACAGTGCAGCGGCGTTTGTTCCCATTTTTGGCGGCAATGTGGTGGACATTGGTTTGGCAGTGCGGGACGCAGGGCAAATTGGATTTAGCCAAACTTATTCAATCACGGCATTGGGTGCATTGGCGCGTTTGCCTAAAGCCCTGACAGATGGCGTTTTGTCGCAAGATTTTGACGGCACACAGATTTATGACATTTTACATGAAGTCTTATTTGCAACATGGGCGCAAGTACCAGGGGCAGAAACTTGGGCAACTTATGACCCAACAATTACTTGGGCAAATGCTGAAAACAATGGATTTGGTGAAATTGACGTGCCTGGCAATTATGAATTGGCAGCGCGCACTTCAGACCGTACCAACGTTTATGCCCTGGTTTCAGCCTTAGCCACTTCAGGTTTGGGCTATATTTTTGAAGACGCGCAGGGGCTTATCGGATATGCAGATTCGACACACCGCACCTCATATTTGGCAACCAACGGTTATGTGGATTTAGACGCAAACCACGCACGGGCGGCAGGCTTGCGGATTGAAACACGCGTGGGTGACGTGCGCAATTCAGTAACAATCAAATACGGTACAACAAGCCAATTTGAAGAATCAGCAACAGACGCGGTTTCAATTGTCCAATACGGTCAACTTGCCCAAATCATAAACACCACGATAAAACACGCGGCAGACGCCCTAATTCAAGCCCAATTTTATTTGACCCTACGCGCCCAACCGCAACCCATTTTTAGCGAAATCACATTTGACCTGACCAACCCTGAAATTGATGATGGCGACCGTGACAACCTTATCAACATTTTTATGGGCGAAGCCATTGCCCTGGTCAATTTGCCGTTAAACATGAGCGCAGGCACATTTCAAGGTTTTGTTGAAGGCTGGTCATTTAGGGCTGGATTCAATGAATTGTCCGTGACCTTGTTATTATCGCCCCTTGCCTACTCATTGCAGGCAATGCGTTGGAATGACGTGCCAATTACAGAAACATGGGCAAGCGTGTTGCCGACATTAGATTGGGAAAATGCCACAATAGTGGCTTAGAAAAGGGGAACAAATGACAAATCCAACAAGCAATTTTGGCTGGCAAATGCCGACTTCGACCGATTTGGTCACGGATTTGCCCGCAGATTTTGAAGTTTTTGGACAAGCAGTTGACACTGATTTTGTGGATTTATTGGGCGGGACAACGGGACAAGTTTTGTCAAAAACTAGTGCGACTGACTTGGACTTTACTTGGATTGAACAAGATGATTCCACGTTGGCTTTCAATGCACAAACAGGAACAACTTATACACTTGTTTTGACGGATTCACAAAACAAATTAGTCACCACTTCAAATGCTTCCGCAATTACAGTCACCGTTCCGCCATCAATTTTTTCAGCTGGCAACACAATTAATCTTCAATCCATTGGTGTTGGATTAACAACATTTGCTGCTGGTGCAGGCGTGACGATTACGTCAACGGGTGCAAGTGCCGCCGCCCCAATTCTTAGGGCGCGTTATTCCGCTTGCACAATTATTTGCACGGCTTCAAACGTCTTCACCATTGTTGGCGACCTTTCGTAATGAAACCAATGCTAGGAATTATAGCGAGTCAAATTAGTGGTCACTTATATAGCAAACCAAGCACCGTTGATTTTTTAGTGATTGCAGGTGGCGGTGGTGGTGGTAAAGATGTTTCGACTGGTGTTGGCGGCGGTGGCGGTGGAGCAGGTGGTTATCGCACAAGCGCGGGAGCATCAGGCGGCGGTGGTAGCGCCGAAAGCGCAACTGCGGTAACTACTGGAACATACACAGTAACAATTGGCGCGGGCGGCGCGGCGGGTATAACACGCGGTGTAACAGGTAGTCCTGGCAACAATTCAGTATTTTCAAGCATTACTTCATCGGGTGGCGGTGGTGGTGCAACTTACCTTACAACTGGTACCAACGGCGGCGCAGGTGGCGGCGGTACTTTTAACACCGCTGGCGGCACGGGTACGGCAAATCAAGGTTATGCAGGTGGATTAACTTCGACTGGCAGCCCTGGCGATTCAGGTTCAGGCGGCGGCGGGTCGGGAAGCACTGGTGTCACGGCCAATAATTCAGGTGCGGGCAACGGCGGTTCAGGTGTTGCAAGTTCTATAACTGGTTCATCAGTTAGTCGTGGCGGCGGCGGCGGGGGCGGACTTATGGGTGCGTCATTTGCAAATCGTGGCATTGGAACGGCAGGTGGCGGCGATGGTGCATATTCAACAAACGCCGCAGTTGCGGGGAGTGCGAACACGGGGGGCGGCGGCGGGGGAGCAGGTCAAAATTCGCCTGGTGCTTATCAAAATGCCGCTGCTGGTGGTTCAGGAATTGTAACTATTCGATATGCAGACTCTTTTTCCTTAGCCTTATCTACAACAGGTTCACCGACAATAACAACTTCAGGCGGCTATCGTATTTACACTTGGACTGGAAGCGGGAGTGTGACTTTCTAATGGCTCATTGTGCAAAAATTGAAAACGGCGTAGTCACTCAAGTGATTGTAATATCAAATAATTATGAACCAAATGTAGAACAATTTGCAACAGAATTATTTGGCGGTAGTTGGTTGCAGACTTCTTACAACAACAACATAAGATTTAATTATGCAGCTGTTGGCTATACTTACGATGAAGTGAAAGACGCTTTCATTCCGCCTAAGTGCCACGATGAAGCAATACTGGACGAAGCAATTTGCAGATGGGAATGTGAAAATGCACAACATGACATTACATTGTCCTAACGGCACAAATGCCAGGTTGATTGAAATTGCAAATGCTGAAATTGGAACAGTTGAAGAAGGCGACAACCTGACCAAATACGGCAAATTTACAAAGGCAGATGGTTTGCCCTGGTGTGGCAGTTTTGTCAATTGGTGTGCAGCCCAAGCAGGCGTTAAAATTCATTCAGTTGTCGGCACTTCCATTGGGGCGCATAAATTCAAAGAAATGAACCGTTGGTCAAACATGCCGCAATTAGGTTATTTGGCGTTTATGGATTTTCCGCATGACGGCGTTGACCGAATTTCACACATTGGAATTGTGGTTGGTTTAATGCCTGGCAATCAGTGCATGACCATTGAAGGCAACACCAGCGGCAGCGGTGACCAGCGCAACGGGGGCATGGTTATGGTAAAGGTTCGCAATTATGGTGAAGGAAAAGAAATTCTTGGGTTTGGAATTCCCAAGTTTGTTTCATATAAAGGCGACTTTCCAAAAGTTGCACTTCCACAATCGGGAGAAAAACCGAAAAAGGAGAAGACACAATGGAAAAAGCAAAAGCCATAAGCGCGTCTTGGGCGCGTTCATTTTTAGCTGCCATTCTTGCCTTATACATGGCAGGCATTACTGACCCAAAAACGTTATTGAGCGCGGGCATTGCAGCCCTTGCACCAGTTGTTTTGCGTTGGCTTAACCCCAATGACAAGGCATTTGGCAACAAGTGAGCATAGGCGAATGGACGGCGGTTGGTGGGCTTGTCATTGCGGTGCTGACTGCCGTTTATTCGTCAACCCGATTCATGGTGAAGTCAATCATGCGGGAATTAACCCCGAACAGTGGCAAAAGCCTAAAAGACCAAGTCAACCGAATTGAACAAAGACTTGACACCTTAATCCTGGAAATGGCATTGAGAAAAAACGACTAAGACACGCCCAAAACCACGCTTGAAGGTTGATTTTGTCAGTGCCATGCCCCACCCTTAATCCAGGCGGCAATTTCGCCGCTTAGAATCGGGAGAATCTAAAAATGGTGCTTGACTTGATGGACGTTCAAACATTGTGGCGTTTGATTTTGATTGGCATTTTGTGTGTCATGTTTAGTGCGGTGGGTTATGCCAGGGGACACAAAGACGGAAGCCGTGAAGGTTTTACGCGCGGGCGGGCAGTAAGCCGTCACGCAAGCAGGGAAGTAAAATAAATGGGATTCTTGGACAACTATGAAGCAAGCCGCGCACGCCTTGAAAGGTGGTGGTTAACTTACCCAAACGGGCGCATTGAAACTCGCATTGTTGAATTTAGTGCAGAAAAGGGATTTGCATTAATTGAAGCAAAAGCATTTCGCAACGCTGAAGATTTGCTGCCCGCTGGAATTGATTTTGCATTTGGCTATCAAGCCGCATATCAATAAAACATGGCACGTTGGTTTGTCGAAGATACGACAACAAGCGCAATAATGCGCGTGCAACAACTTGTCATGGGTGGGGCTGAAAGAAGCACGCAAGAAACAATGCAACAGGTTGAAGACCTTTCCACAAAAGAAGTAAAGACAGGTCAGGATTATGACTATTGGACAAAAACTTGGGGCGAAGTCCCAAGTTACAAAGAAGACCCGACATTGCAAGATTCAGGTATCCCAACGCTAGGTTCAACAATCGAAGAAATCACCACACAGTTGGGCGGTCAATTGATTGACGAAAAGCCACGTTGCAAGCATGGCACGCGCATTTTCAAAGAAGGAAAGTCCGAAAAGACCCGCAAGGCATGGGGCGGCTATTTCTGCACGGAAAAAACAAAAGCCACACAATGTGAACCCGTTTGGTACATGTTAGGCAGTGACGGACAATGGCGAATCCAGCTATGACAAAAAAAAATTTGGTTCGCGCCCTGGTTATTTTTGAAATTATCTTGGTTGTTTGCCTGATTGTGATGATGGCGCAATGAGCGATTACATGGAAATAATCAGTGTTAAAACAATGACATGCAAACTGCTTAAAAACGGTGAAATTGTTGCCGAATACAAAGTGGAACAATGTGACAAATGCAGCCAAATAAAAAAACTTGATTCATTTGGCTACCAAAAGGGTTATGACCATACGGAAAAGGTCATTTGGTTTTGTGGTGATTGCCGTTGAAAATGTCGCTAACGGCTGAGGAACATTGCGTGTGCATGTTGGCAGCGGTGAAATTAAGCGAGCATGGCACAAAGATGGCAGATTACGTCCAGCGATACCAAACCCAAATGCCGTTTTTCGATTATTTGGCACAATCTGCCGAAACAATTGCAAGTGAATGGGTGGTTGCCAAATACTTCCAATTACCATTTGACCCATTTGAAAACAAATTCAAAGTCAAAGCAGACGTTGGCAATGGCATTGAAGTCAAGTGGACTAAGTACGTTGCAGGGCAAATGATTGTGCATGAGTATGACCGCATTGACGACATTGCCGTTTTGGTGACTGGTCAAGCCCCACACTATTTCATTGCAGGTTGGATTCCAGTTGCAATGGCACAAAAACCCAGATATCGCCATTCCAGGCAACCAAACTGGTGGGTTACACAAATTAATCTTCAGCCAATTGAGAATCTAAGGAAATCCAATTATGGACAATGTGCAATTTGAATGTCGAATGTGCAAGAAAATAACCAAACAATTGATTCACAAAATCACAGACCTGTTGCCACCCAATGTGCAAACCATTCAATGCACGGTGTGCAGCACAATGACCATTGCAACGTTATGGGAAATCAGCTGATAACCGTATTGATGGGCGCACCAGGGGCAGGCAAGTCAACATGGGTGCGCAACAATGCCAGCGGTTTTGAGCATATTTACAACACTGAAGCCGTGCGCATAAACCGTGACCTAGATGTTGGACGATACCTTTACATTGCCCGATTAAAGGCAATCGCAGCCCTGGAACAAGGTAAAGACGTCATTGCAGATGGCACACATACCATTGCAACACACCGCCTGGTGTGGCTTAAAGCGGCTGAAAGGCTAGGCATTGACACGCAATTGATTGTGTTTGACACGCATTGGCAGATTTGCTTAGACGTACAAAAAACGCGTGAATATCCCGCGCCGCGTTCAGTGGTGGTGACTCATTGCCGTAACCTTAAAATCCAGGTCAGGTCAGCAATTGGACGTGAAGGGTGGGGGTCAATTGAAACCATTAAACGTTAAAAGTTATCCACAGACGTTTTCCACAGGTGGACAAAACCTGTTGGACACGCCCAAGCCCCTGCCTAAGTTGTCCACACCGTTGACACGTCTGCTACGCTATTTTTGCTTGAAGCAAGACGCGGTCGCGGATATCTTGCAAAAGCGCAAATCGCTAATGGGTGCGCTTTATGCTTTCTTAGCATTGCTTTCAATAAGTAGCCAACCACATGCAAATGCAGCTAATTATTCAACAGACCATTTGCGCTTATACGCCCATTCCAGGATTCTAATTTATGATGAATTCAAATGTTTTGACCGCATAATCACAAAGGAAAGTCATTGGAATTACAAAGCACGCAACAAAAGCCATTGGGGATTGGGTCAGATGAAGTCCAAGCATTATGGGACGTTAGACCCTTTTAGACAGATAGACTCAACAATCAAATACATTACAATTCGTTATCAAACACCGTGCAAGGCATGGGCGTTTCATCAGAAAAGGAATTACTTTTAATGGCAAGTGCATTGAAGGACACTGGAAGCACTGACAAGTGGCGCAAGATTCGTGCAAGGATTCTTGCCAGGGACGGTGGTATTTGCCAGGAATGTGGTGCGGAAGGCAACACGGTTGACCACATAGTGCCGCGTAGTGCAGGGGCAGGTGATGAAGACTGGAATTTGCAG